CGCATACGCTCAGTTGGCGTACTAGCACCGTCAGCAGTTGTGCTGAATACCAACCTGCCGGGCATATCGTTAGTGCCGGGAGTGCCGTCTACTGAGGCAGATATTGAAGCCGCTTGTATTCCTGCGGTTCCATCATCGCCATTCCATAAAATAGCTCCAAGGCTATCACCGCTAATTACTGCACCGCCCAAAGTGCCAATTGTTGCACTTCTTGACTTTAAAAAGGTGGAATATCCCGCCCCTCCATCGGCACGAAAACTTCCTATGCCAAAAGCAGAAGTACTATTTGTGTTACCAAGCACTTCCATTTGAGGCAGTAAACCACCCGTAAAAGAAACAGCCGAAGTATTGCCAGCAACTACACGGCCATTAGCATCAATAACAAACGGACTAGCATCAGGATTAGTTGAATCCTCAACTAGCAACGCGTTACCTGTACCAAGCTGCGTGATGCGTAATGCTGCGTTGACGTTGTCGGTAGTTGCAATAGCTAGAGAGCCTGTCATTGTGTCGCCGGATTTCTGCACATAGCCAGTTGCCGGCAAGTAAGCCGTAAGCCAAGCAGAACCAGAATACACACGCATTTCGCTAACCGTGGTATTGAAATACAAAGCACCCGTCAACAAAGCGTTGCCGTCATTATCAACCGAAGGATTGGACGCTTTAGCGCCTAGATACCTGTCATCAAAAGAATCGAAAGAAGCGGCAGCGTTATTAGCCGACGTCAAAGCATTACCCGCGTAAGTTGAAGCATTACCCTCGCTGGTTAACGCATTTGAAGCACTGATTGCGGCAGCGGCAGCTGACGCAGCGGCTGATGTCGTACTACCGAAAATGCTGTCTATCTCGGTCTTTGTATAAGCGTCAGTAATTCCGTAACCGGCCAAGGTCGTTGGATTTGAACCGCCAGTTACTCGCCCATAAGCATCAACCGTTACCGACTTGTACGTACCAACCGTAACACCGCTTGCAGCTAAGTCGATGTCATCAGCGTTAACTACAATTCTCGATGCCGAAGCAGTACCAACCGCAAGAGTGTTTCCGCTTTTCGTAAGACCGTTACCCGCCGTAATCTGGCCAGCGCCTGAGAACTGCTCAAAGGTCACAGCTGTAGAGCCCAGCGTGCCGCCAGGTGGCGATGTGCAGACCCAGCCAGTGTTGTCGTTGACTGTGCCGTCTTCCACAAACGTGAAGGCGCCCACCAGCTCGGCCCATGTGTCCGCGTCAGTTGAACGCGACCAGGCGCCAGCAGCTGCGACATAGATGCCGTTCTCAGCTGCGCTTGACTGGTTCTTGACCAGGACTCGGTCGCCTGCGATCACGGCCACGCCGTCGATCGTCTGAGCGCCGGACAGAGTGATGTTTGCAGTCGTCGCAGCGCGGCAGGAGCCCTTGACATCGAGGCCCTGGGCGACGCTGTCAACGTAGGCCTTTGTGGCCGCGTCTTGGTCAGCCGTTGGAGTGGCCAGGCCAGTGATCTTGCTGGAGCCCATTGCAATGGCGCCAGACATCGTGCCACCTGTGAGTGCCAGGCGAAGCGCGTCCTGCGCGTCAACGTAGGCCTTGTTGGCTGCGTCGGTGGGGTTTGTCGGAGTGCTCAGGCCGGTGATGGTCGCGGAGCTGCCGGCAGTCATATCCAGCGATCCGGTGATCACGACGTCGTTAAACGTCGATGAGCCAGAGCCGGCTGTCACGTTGCCGGTGACGTTGCCAGTAACTCCACCCGTTGCGGTGATCGCACCAGTCACGGCCAAAGTTGAGACCAGGGTGGCCGCGCCGCCTACAGAGAACGTGCCAGCGACTGACGCATTGCCGGCAGCAGTCAGAGCCTTGCCAAAAGGAATTGTCAGACCGACAGTTGAAAACTGAGCGGTGTTGACGCCCAAGATTGACATCCAGACAGAGCCAGAAGCAGAGCGATAGAGGCCGGTGTTGGTCTCGTTCAGATAAGACAGGCCAGGGCCGCTGACAGAGCCGTCAGCGATGCGGAAAGGCGCCAACATACCGCCGGCGCCAGTGCGAGACAAAGAGTTCGTCAGCGCGTCAGCAACGTCCTCCAGCGTCGTATTGGCCCAATCGGCCTCAATGACGTCACCAGGCGTGACGGGGTTGCCGCCTGGTAGCGTGTAAATACCGGATGCGTTGCGTGGCATGTCTTACTCCTTTAATTCGACGTTGCTGCGGCGGGGACACCGCGCAGCAGGGACAGCAGGTATTGCTCTTGTGCATTCAGCGGAGCACCTGCCCTCAATTTTCGCTCAAGTACCTGCACCATTTGCTGCGGGTTTTGAAGCGCTTCTGCAAGCGCTCTGTCTTTGGTAGCAGTGGCAAGCTCGCCTAGCTTGTTCAAGGCTGCACTCACGCCTGTGGCGGTCATGCTGCCGGATGCGCCAACCGCGTCGGCAACCTTGCCGGCAGCCTTGGCTGCATACATGTTGGAAGCTGTGTCGCTGCCACCGCCTGCGGTTGCAGAGCGCTTGACGCCCTGGACGATGTTCTGAGCCCTCAGAGCCTCCAGGATCGACTCCAGGCGCGTGTTGGCCTCGTTAGACAGCAGCAGGCTCTTGTCGGGCCCACGGGCTGCATTCATGGCGCGGCCAAGGCCTGCCTCGGTGATCTTTGGAACGTCGCCAGCTGCATCAGCAGCAACGCCCAGAACGCGGCCAGTCTCCTGGTCGTAGAAGGTCTGACGAACGCGGCCAGCAGCCTTGGCTGCGTCAACAGGTCCGCTGTCTCTGGCATAACCACTTACCACACCCTGCCAGCGATTATTTGTCGCGTTGTTCAGGATGCTGTCAATGTCCCGCATCAAATTCAAACGCGCAGCAGAGTCACGCGGAGCTGCGGCGTAGACGTTGGGGTTGGTTGGGTTGAACTTGGCGCTCAGGTTCTGGCGAATCGTTGCCAGGTTCTGGGGCCCAAACTGATCACCCAGTCGGTCCATTTCACCTTGCACCGCTCTGAGCATGTTCAGCACCGCTGGGTTTGACGCATCGGGTGACCGCATGGCCGACTCAAGGGTGTTGGACAAGTTGCCGATGTCATTTCCCCAGGCAGCCTGATTGACGCCTGAGAACGCCTGATTCTTGCGAAGGTTGATATTGCGATCACGCAAGGCACGGCGAGCCGCCAGCTCATCAGCCGAGGCAGTAGCACCGCGCACAGCGTTGGCAACTGAGGCCGCTTGGTTTTGGTCAAAGTCGTACCAGTTGGCGCCGTTGCGAGAGCGGCTGCCTTGCTCAAGACGTGCAAGGGCTGGATCTCTTAGCTGCGCAGCCGTGGACAATGGAATGCCGCCCTGCTGCGCTTGTCTGAGGCGATCGATGGTCTGACGCAAGACGGTTGCCTCGTCAGCGCCGCCCTGAGTCAAAGTCCTAGCCAGCTCATTGCCTGCACGGTTTTGACCACCGCCTCGAGTGACTGAGTTGTAGACGCCCTTCACAGCTGACGTGGCCATTGGCAGCACGCCGCTAGAAGCGCCCCCTACCACCATGTTCATGCCGCGGCTCTCGCCCTCGACCGTTGGGTCAAGAGCGCTCAAGCCAGCACCGACGCCGACGTTGGACGCGAAACCTTTGAGGCCAGCCAGTCGAGCTGCAGGCAGCAACATCGTCGGGGCTGTCTTGCCGTAGAACTGAGCAGTTGATCCGACCGTGGGCGTGTCCATGCCCAAGACCTGATCGGGCAGCACGCCCATGTCTGTTTTCTTCGAGAGGTATTTGTCCACCTCACGCTTGTCTGCGGCCTCTTGCTCGAGCTTCTTTGCTCGACCAGGCTCGCGATTGAAGATCTGCTGGACAGCCAGGGGGATGTCAGCAAAGCCGGCGCCCAGGCTGCGGAAGACGCGCTCAGGGCCGCTCATCTCATCGATGGCCTGCTTCTCGAGCTCGACGCCGTAGTTGATCTGGCCGTTACGCATGGAGGCGCCAGAAGCCGCCGCCCTGGAGGCCATGTCGGGACCTTGCGATTCAGCCGCAGCAGCTCGAGCGCGAGCTTGCGCCATTGCCAGGGCACGCTTTTGCTCGATCGTCATTTCCATAGTGCGCGCTCCTGCGGTGTCATGAACTTCCACACGTTGGGGTCAACGCCGGCAGGGGCATCGCCAGAGGGTATTGCCGAACCGCCGCGGAACTTCGGATCGCTAATCACGTTCTCAGGATTAAGCCTGCGACGTTGTGCGATCGAGGTGTAGTCGTTGGCGACCTTCTGCACTTTGGCTGTGGCCGCGTCGTTGTAGAGCTTGGCCAGGCCGTTGATCTGGTTAATTGTGTTCAGGTCCAAAGGCATACCGCGCAGGATGCGATCGGAGAGGTTTCTTGCCTGGCCCTCGAGGCCTTGGGCTTTCACCACACGGTCGAATTCACCCTCACGCACGACAGAGCCTGGGTCCAGGAACTTGTTAAGCAATATCACCAGCGATTGCTGAGTGATAGCGTCGGGCTTTTGGCCTGGTGGTGTCGCGCTGACGATCTGAGTGATCTTGCTGGTTGCGTTGATCTCCTCGCGCAAGTCCTTTGTCATCTTGTCAAAGTCACTGCGCAGGGTGTCTTCAGCTCTCCACATCCGGCTGTCCTGGGCGCCGCCGTTGTCGCGTGCGGCCAAAGATGCGTTGCGGTAGGCGTTGAGCGAGTCTTGAGCTGCCAAACGATCTTCGCGGCGATAGCCTTCAACTTTTTCGTCACTGAGCATCTTCTCGATGCTGCCGGCCTGGCGCTCGAGCGCTGTGCGACGCGCATCGCGTTGAGCAAATGGGTCTTTGATGAACTGACCATCGGGCGTCAAGATGCCGCCGCCCATCTTCATGGGATCAGACGCGGACGCTGCCCGCTTGAGGTACTGCGACTGGACGGGGTCAAACGACTCGCCGGCGTACTGGGCAGCCAACGCGTTGAGCATGGCGCCTTGGCCTGCATCGCTTTGCTGCTTGGCAAAGGCTTGCAGGGCAGACGTGTCAACTTCTTGCGTATCCAGCCTGTCAATCTCGCCGTAGATCTTGCCTAGGCGATCGCGAGTGTTGGGGAGCATTGATCCCTGCCCAACTTGCACGCTGTTGGACAAAACGCCACCAGGCGATTGAATTTTCGCCCGCGCTTTTTTTAGGAGGCCGTAGCTAGGTTGCTCCTCCTCGTTGTTGAACAGGGTGTAATCGACCATGATTAGTACCCAGTGCCGTAGTCGGTTCTGTCCATAGTGCCGTCACCAGTCAAGCCCAGCTGCTTGCGACGAAGGCGCTCGCGCATGGCGTCGAGCCCCATAGCTTGTTTGGCGTTCATCATGCGCATGCCGCTGTCAACTCCCTGCTGCCCCTGTGAAGCCAAGTAACCCTGACCCAGCTGCGAAATGGCTTGGCCGATGCCTGGCGCAACGTAGTGCTTGCCGACCATCTCGCCCTGCATTGGGCTCATAGAGTTCTTGCGCAACGCGTCAACCATTGCTTGCTTTTTCTTCAGCTCAGCTTCTTCAGGACGCATTTGGCCCATCTGGACCAGGTACTCAAACATCAAATCGTCATTCATCACAGACCTCCGTAATTCACCATCAAATAGCCACTGGCGTGACGCTTGACGAGGTCAGGTCGCACCGCTTCAACTTCTTGGGCAATCACACCGCGTTGCGGCATTCCCATCATTGTGTAGTCATAAATTCCCACGCCAATTGCGTGAGTGCCAACGCGCTTGATGTTTGACTTCAAGCGGCGATCGGAAAACATAAACGCGGCAGATCCAAGCTGTGCGCCGGCGCCCAAGAGATTGCCAAATGCAGCGTTCTGCGCATTGGTCGCGCCCAGCTGTGCGTCGTAGCCCATCTGCGTCGCGCCTAGGATGTTGGGCGTCTCAGCGCGTTGCGCAGCCGCGAACGATGGCATCTGAGGCATGCTGACCTGCTGGCCAGACAGCAACGCGTTCATCTCGTTCAGAGACATGCCGCGGCGCTGTGCTTGCTCTGCAATTGCTTGCTGGCGCAGTTGGTTCTGCGCGTTGGCGTATTGCTGGTTCAGACCGTACTGCTGAGAGATCGCATTGTTCTGCGCATTCATGTTTGCCAAATCCAACGCGGAGCCTTGGCCCAGAGCCTGGTTCTGGAACTGAGCCGCGCCAAGGTTCTGGTTGAAATTCTGCTGCTGCGCTGCGTTGCCAAACTGGCCGCCTTGCAGGTCTTGATTGAAGGCCTGTTGCGCCGTGCCCATCTGCATGTTGTACAGACGCTGCGCTTCGCTTCCAGCTGTGTCCAGCGCGTTGTAGCGCTCGGCAGATTGACGTTGAGCCATGTTGTTCAGCTCGCGGTCATAGCCTTCTGTGCCTGGGCGAAAACCCATGTTCGAGAGCTTTGTCTCGAGCTGGCGCTGCTGGTAGTCATGGACCGGCTGCATTTTCTGCATGAGCTGATTGGCCACCGTATCGCGATAGCTTGAATCAAACTGAGGCAGAGCAGGGTTGTCTGCAGTGTTCAATGACGTCTGCGGGCCACCAAAATTGAAGCCCGTGGACAACCCCGCGGAGTAGTCCTTCACGCCTGTCTGCAATGACGCCGGCGCGTTTGCTGATGTCAGCTGTGGCAGGTTCTGGTAATCAAATGGCTGCGAATACTCGCTCTGCACGCGACCCATGAAGCTGTTCGCAAGATCGCTTCGGCCACCTTGAATTTGGATCTGATCGTTCAGCGCGTCCTGCAAGCCTGGTGCAAGCGTGTTGTTCTGAGTCCATTGAGTGACCGCTTGGCCAGTGGCTGGATCAGTGACCGCCTGCGTGCCCCAGGACTGCGAACCAAACGGCGTGTTGATAACAGGCCGGTTGGCGTAGTTCTGAATGTTGGTTAGCTCTTTCGAAGCTGCCGCCTGAGTATTGGCTGCACCGATGTAATCAGGTGCTGCTGGTGCTGACGATTTCCCGCCCATGTTCTTTCTCCTTGATCCAGCGGCAGTCATCTGCCTTCATTTCAAACATCACGCAGTCCACAGTCCGCGCTAACTCTTTAAAACCCATCTTTGGGATGAAGCGCAGTGCCTCATCGTTGTCCTTGTGCGGCAGTGCGTACACAGCCGACTTGCCGCAGTCCATAAACGGGTACTTGAACGCGGCCCGCATCAAGTCTCTAGTCATGCTGTGAGCACCGTCAAACGCGACGTGCATCCAACAGCCCTCATCTGTCCAAGAGTTGAATCCAACTGCTGCCGCTATTGTCCCATCGTCTCGCATCACTGCGATCGTGCGAAGGTCACTACTCCAAGGCAACTGCGTCTTCCTGTGCATCCATTCCCAGATGACAGGACGCTCTCCTGGCTTGTCAGTAGTGAGCTGCATTTCTTAAACTTTCATTTCAAGGGCGGCTCTTGTTGAGTCGATTGAGCAGCTCGTAGCCAATTGCCTCAGCTGCTTCCTTGTTCAACACAAATTCGCCGTTCTTTAGCGCAGCAAAACCGTCATCGGGACCAGGTGGATTTGGTCCAGCCAAGCGGTTTGGAGTGACCTTGCCGCCTTTAGCGAAGGCCATAACGCCGCCGCTGTAGTCATCTACAAATTTGCCGCCACCACCTCCGCCGCCGCCCCCAAAGTCATATCCAAAATCATTGCCAAAGTCATACGAATCGAAGTAATCGTCTTCACCACTGGGGCCTCCAGACCCGTCGCCTATGCTGTCGATGATGTCTTGAATGCCGTCTGTCGTGCCGTCGTCCTGAATGAAGTCATCTTGATCGCCAGGTAGGCCAGAATTGATCAAATCCAAGATGTCGCCTGTAGTGCCATCGTCTTGAGGAGATTCCTCATTGGGATCGACAACCTCGATGTCAACCGTTCCTGTCTTTTCGGAGTTATCAAAGCCGGCGTTAATTAAGTCAAGAATGCCGTCAGTCGTTCCGTCGTCCTGGGCCTCAAGGCCGTCGACAACTTCAATGTCAACGGTTCCGGTTTTTTCCTTTTCATCGGGGATCACCAAATCATCAAGCAGGTCAGTGTCGAGATCGATGTCGAAGTCGTCTTCAACCGTATCGTCCGTGTCGTCATCAACAACATCGTCGTCAATGATGTCGTCATCAATAATGTTATCGTCGATGATGTCGTCGTCAATCACATCATCATCGACCACCACGGTGTTGTCGATGATTGGCGGCACATACGGCGGGACATACGGGGGAACGTATGGCGGCTCGCCACCAGGCAAAACGACATCCGGCGCGACATATTTCTGCATGGCCAGCTTCGCAGGACTCATTGCGCCAAGTGTGTTGCGCAGCTTGACATTCAATGGTGAGCCGTTCGCTTTGTTTGCGAAGCGAGTAAAGCCAGGATTAGAGGGGCCAGGGATGCCACGCAGGGCAGAGATCAGGTCAGAACGACGCACGCCAGGCGTGGCGAACTGTGCCGCGCCGCCTTGTTGCTGCATTCCAAAGTCGAGCTCAGGCGCTCCGCCGATCAGCTGCAACATTTGGTCTGGTAATTCGTATTTTTTAACCATCACATCACTCCACCAATTTCAGTCATCACATTGCATGAAGTGAAGACAGTCTGTGGCAGGCCGCGCACCTTCATACGCAGCGAGCCGTAATACCCAAGGCCAGTCGTGCCAGCCCAACCCTGGTAGGTGTTTGTTCCCACCCAGGTGGACGTGTTCCAAATCCCCTCGTCCCAAACGGCTCCGCTGTCCTTTGTGAAGAACGGCGAGCCGCCCACTGGAGTGAGCTGGAACTGCGTGTTCATTTGCAGCTTGATCGCTGGCGCAGCCGTCGAGATAAACGTCGGACGCACCATGCCAAACTTCTTGAGCTGGGCGGGCGTGTTGAACGCCTGAAAGGACGTCTGCACGTCTCCCTCGACATAGTTGCCGCCGTCGCCGTTGGCGTCCGCGCCGTCTTTGTCACCAGTCAGGCCTTCGCAAACGTAGCCGTCAACCGTTCCAAACAGCAGACGGCCACCGATGATGCCGGCGCATCGCATGGGGATGCCGACAAACTGACACCAGGCGCCCGTGATCACGTTCATCGCAAACTGGCGATACGTTCCACCGTCAGCCGGCAGCTTGATCACCATCACGTCGGAAGACGGGACGACAAACACGTCGAAATACTTCTCGTTGATCAGCCTGCGCACCAAAGGCGCAAAGACCGATTGAATCTTTGACGCGGGCCCGATCTGCTGGTCTTCTGTGTACTGACCATTGACCAGCTTGGACATGGGAACCAGGCCCAGCTCGGAGACGATCATCACGTCACCGCCAAAGGGCGTAAAGAACGTTCCATGACGGGGAACTGGGCCGACGTACCAGACACCCTTCAGGCTGAAGGTATCGACGCTGGTGGGGTCAGTGCCCTGCCACACGCCAATGTCGCCTTCTGTGCCGACAACGATGAGGAAGTCGTCGATTGAGAAACCAGCATCCATCGTCCAGTTAATCAGCGCGGAGACATAGCCGCCGTTGCGCAAAGATGAACCCATTGCAAATGATGTGCAGGCGCCTGTCACGACATCCACAGCGTCCAGGTAGTAGACGTTGGAGTCACCTTCAGCGGTGAACCAAACGCGCTGCTTCCACACGGCCACAGTGCGCACGGTTGTGGGCAGGCCGGTGGTTGTCGCTGTGCGATCGACCCAGCCAGTGCCCGTGCTGTAGGTCCAGTACCCGGCGCCAGGCGAGACGGCCAACAGGAAGGTGTCGGCAGGCGTGGAGAACTGAGTCGTCCACCACTCGTCAGCATCACTGCCCGTGCCTGTTACAGCAAGCACGGGGGCGCCGGGGTCAGTTACGTCATAGATGTTGCCGTTGGCTGCAATGAAGCGCTTGTCGTCATCGTTGACGGGCGCCTTGTAGCCAAAGACAGACTCGACAGAATCTTCCAAAGGCGTGGTGTATGAGAACCAGCCCTTGCGCAGCTCGACGCCCTGCTGGCGCGGGATGAAATTAGTAAGCGCAAGCGCGTCCAGTGGCGACATGGCCGCGATCGGGTCGCGGTAGTTCAAGCCACCAGTAGGTGCAGGAATGACCTGTACTTGCGCTGTTTGAGCGGCGTATGACCTTCTAGAGACACGCGGAGATTGAAGCGGCAACAGAGGCATGATCAGACTCCATAGCCGGTGTCTGGCGTGTTCGTCAGAGGCTGAATGTATGGGAAGCGGAAGTCACGCGTCATGCTCAAAACAGGAGCGCCTTTTTCTGCGCCCTTGCGGTTCTCAAACGCGATCTGAAAGTCACGCATGGCCGCGGCAGTGTCTAGGCCCTTCATCTCGAGCCACTTAACTCGGGTGTACAGCGTGATTAGCGTTGGATCGAGCAGAGCCTTGTCACCATTCTTGGTGATTCGGTTCTTGTACAGCGTTGGATCATCCTGGTCCTGTACCCACGCCTGAGACAGATAAAACACGTTCATCGTCTGGGGCGAGTTGGGAGGCGCCAAGACATAAATCAAGTTGTCTCGCACCTGCCAGTAGAACGACAGCACTGGCAACGTTGTGCGGATCAGCAGCTGCTGCCACATTTGTGGCGAGACAGGACCAAGCGACGGGAACTGAGTTGTCGCGTTCCAGTTGGTCTGGTCGATCCAGTCGAAGAAATCTTCAGGCAGAGGAAAACCTTTTTCCTTCTGGTTGGTGTAATCAGACTGAATCGGGATCACATAATTTTTGATCAGCTCTTGCCAGTCATACATGGTGAGCAGCTCAATGCCGGCCATGTTGGCGGCCTGAATGAACTGCTGAACCGTAGGATCTGGATCGCCGGCAGGGTCTTGAGGGACGGGGAAGGCCACCATCGAGGCCACGTTTTGCACGATGGCCGAGAGGGTCGATTCGTTAACGATTTGAAAGGCCATCCCCTACTCCTATTTACTCAGCTTCAGCTGTTGCTGGCGCTACGTTGCGCTTGTTGGCCTTGGAGCTGGCCTGCAAGGCCTCCACCATGGTCTTCAAGTTCTCAATCTGCTCATCGCGCTTTTGCAGCTCGGCGTTCATCTTCTCGATCGGGGCGTTGTTAGCCGCGACCTCCATGAATGCCTTGGCGCGTTGCTTGTCCTGCTGGAAGGACATAAACTTGCCGCCCAGGTTGTCATTTGCGTCAGCGAGCTGCTCGACGGTGATGATCTTGAAGAACTTGTATTCCTCAACCTTGGACGCGTTCATGCCTGGCAAGGCATTCAAGGGAGTGCCGGTCACAGCTTCTTCCTGGCCGGCTTTCCACTTGTTGTATCGCTCCTGAAAGCGAAAGACGTCCTGCTGACTCAGAGGACGCTCAATCACTGAGGACTTGTCGCCCGGCACATGAATGCGGACGT